GCCACCCTCACGCGCCGCAATACCAATACGCTGATTAAGCCGACCTAAAGCGCGTTGGCTTAATTCGTCAGAAGCTCCGGCAACCTGACCGAGTACAAACGTTAATTCTTGATAAGCAGCATAAGATAAGCCGACCTCTCGACTTCCTTTAGCGATACGGTCAGCATTTGCGGCAACCTTTTTGGTTAAAGCGGCAAGTCCGACACCAGCCGCCGCCATTGGTCCACTAACCCACCTTGTCATAGCGGAGCCAGCTCTCCCGACCTTTTGACCAAACTGATCCATGCGTTGCCCGAAAGATTGACCCTGCTGGTCAACGTCTTTCAAGCCCTGCATGACCTGTTCTTGCCCTTTCAGTGCGAGTTCGCCAAACGCTTCAAACAGTTTCATTTAGCCGCCCTTTTATTATCCTTTGAAATGATACGCATTGCATCACTTATAGCCGCTTGCGCTCGCTCTGACCGTTTATGCTTAGGCTCTTGGTCTGGCTTATCGGATAACCCGACACCTTTTAGATAATCGCCAAAAGTCTGACCCTCTTTGCCAGCACCCATTTGAAAGCCAATAAAAGCAGACCGTTTCCACTGATCTAGGTACTCACGCTGTTGCGACTCGATTGCGTTAACAGCTATTTCCCAATCGCATTCGAGGATTAAGCCGGGAGCCCAACCATAGCGCCCGGCTAACGCATCGATCAGATCGATTTCCCGACCAAACCTCGCACCTTTGTAAAAAAATTAGTCAAATCTTCCGACTTGGCTAGGTGGTTGATTAGCTCAGGAACATACTCAATAGGCTGTGCAAGCAAATCATCTTTGCTCTGACCTGAAACATCAGCAAGCCAATCCCAAACATCCTCGTACAGCTTATCAGCTAAAAGCGAGAAAACAGCCTGACCAACACGCATCTTATGCTCGTTTTCAGATTCGTTTTTTTGCTTATCAAATTGAATCTGACGCAAATCCGGGGCTACCTTTCTTAGCATGCCCCCGACAATGTAAAGATCCTTAGTATTTAATTTGCGAACTTCCATTCTCTACCTCGTTTATTCAGATACAAAAAGAGCTTCCACGGTAATGTCAGCTTGTACGTTGGTATCACGGCGTGTTGCAGTAGTAACACCATCATCCCACTGGTCAAAAACGTAACCAGATTCGGGAACGGCGGTAACGGCGGTGCCATCGTCGCCCTCAGTAAGATTTTGTGTTGCTTCGCCAGTGATTGAACCGTTAGCTCCAGCAGTGTAACTAAGCATTCTCGGCTTAAAAATTGGGTTGCGGATTTCCCACGGCTCTGCATCCAGATCATCAGCCGAAAAATGCCCGGTGAATTGGATCTCTGGTCCAGCTTCGTTTTCATCTTCCATCGCCATTTCAAAGCCACCATCAGCAATAGCATTTTTGATCATGCAGATAATTGGCTTGTTGGTTCCAGTGACACGACCGACAAGCGCGATATTTTGCACATGGTCACCAGTAGGGATCACGTAACCCTTTCGAGTAATAACATCGTAATCGCTATCAGTATCCGGGGAATACTCGGAACCAGCAAGGCTCAAAACAATGTTTTGTGTTGTTTGTTCAAGCAACCGGGCTGTGATCCGGGGGTGAACGGCAGTAACACGGCGCGTACCAGCAAGTGCACCCGGCAAGCCATCAATTTCAGGCTCGTAAATGTCCTGCTCAATTAAAAATGTTGCGCCGCCCTCGGTAGCGCCTAAAATGCGTTCTAAGCCCTCAATCCCATAGTTGAGAATGACAACGCCGCTATCAATAATAAGACGCTTAGCGGTCTGTTTAGTAACGCCTGTTTTACGATTTTGCATGGTTAACCCCTTAAATATCGCACGTTAAAATCAAGTGAGTAATGAGTAAATTGCGGATCGGGCTCACTCACAAAACCGCCCCCGGCGTAGTAAAACCGAACCGTGTTACCAGTATCATCAGTATAGGCTAAATGCCTGTCAAATAAAGCAACGAATTTTTGCGCTATTTCCTTAACAGTAATAACCGAATTGCCTCGCACAAAAATATCAATAGAAACCGAGCCGGAATCAACCGGGTTATTTACGTTATTAGTAAAGTTATAACTGACTATTGCCCTCGGCAACTCTCCATTTGTGTTCCATTCGGTCGTTACCCCACCGGGAAGCATAGCCATTAAATCAGCATCGCTTTTCGCTTTCTGATAAAAAACTTTTTCAATCACTTGCCGATCCCCCTGCCAAGTATCTGTCTTATTGCTGGTAGCTTGGCACTAAATACCCATCCCATCAATGGGCGTTTTGCCATGTTAGCAGTGCCTTTATCAAGGAAAATTAGGTATTTTACATTGGTGCCAACTCGACCAGCACCCGGCATAAAATCAGTTTGCCAACTCCCGGACAATCTGCCAGTGCGGTTTGCCGGGGGCTCGCCCGGAGCCGAAGCCTGATATGTGGCTTTCTGGTTAGGTTTACGATATACCGCCCCGGATCTTGCTCCATATCGAAGCTGACGCTTTATAAGTTCATTACGGGCAAGGTTGGTAGCATCAACAACATTTCGTTGAATGCCGCTGGTTAGGGTTTGCTGTACTTGTGGGAAATAAGACTTAAACCCCATCAATCTTGCTCGCTAATAGCTTCTACCACCAGCCAGAATCGTTTATTTTCGTGCGGCCATTTTCCAGTGATCCTGTAATTGTCACCAAAAAACTCAATGATAGTGCTTTCGTTAATATCTTCTCGATACCTGAAAACAAACGTAAATCGGTTCTGTATTTTATCAAATTCGCCGCGAGCATCACGCCGCCCTGCACTCATGGCGGTTGCTTTTACCGGGATAGGGTTATCCGGGAACGGAACAAGTGAGCGGTTATAGCCACCTGCACCATCGCCCTGCTTTTCATTACTGAACAACTTAACCCGGTCGCGCAAATCCCCGGCGCTATACTTGCAACTCATATCCGCCGATCCCTGATTGCAGAAAAGTAATCAGCCGCGCCCGACTTGTGCCAAGCGTCAGCCGCACCGGAACAATCTCCCCGGTTAGAGTACATATAGCCAACCAACGATAATAAGCCCAAACGCAAAGAACTCGGAACATCGCTAGGGTTATCCCCAAACCCGGCAACATAGCGCACGACATATCCGTTAGCTGTCTTGAAGTTGGTAGGCAAAACTTGACCATATTTAACGACGATGCGCCCCGGCATACGAGTTGTGTCTACGTTAAACAAGTCAACGCTGGCTGTCTTGCCATCTACGGTGACAGACTCAAGCGACTGCAAAGGGTATTTATTTAATTCTTTTTCAATTTCTCGCCCATTATGTAACTCACTGATCGAGCCATCAACTACCCCATCCCACCAAGCTGTACCGCTGGAACTCCAACGGTCAAAAGTCATTTCCCATTCTTGAGTGATTAGGGCAACACTTAGGTGCGAATCGACAAATTCAATCGCCGCATCAATCATCATGTTAATGATCGTATCGTCCTGACCAGCAGGGATCATCAAATACCCTTGAACCTCTGATGCTTCAATGGGTTTTGATGCTGGTGGTGTTACTAACTTATCGCCTGTCATCGTAAACATTGGCTAACCCTTATTTTTTCTTGCTTGGGCTTTTTGCTGGCTTGTTTTTTTCAGGTTTTTTGCCATTCCCCTCTGATAGCTCCGGGTCGTCATCTTCTTCGCTTCCCTCGCTATTATCGCTACTACTATTGTCGCCATTACTATCGCCTGATTCATTTTCTGCACCGTATTTGGTGGTTTTTTCAGGCTCTTTTGAGCTATCCGCTTCTTTTACTTCTTCGGCAACGCCAGAATTGATCGCGATTTCAGCATCTTCGCCAAGCAAAATCTCACCTTTACCCACAGTAACGACCTCAACGCCACGGCGAGCAAACGTATATTCTTTTTTGGTAACTTTAGCTTTTAGCATGGTCTTTACTCCATCAATGATCAAAAAAAGCCCCTCAGCTTACGCCAAAGGGCTGTCGCTTTCTTATGATTCCAAATCGGAACCCGGTGGCACTCGGTTCAAATCACCGCCCACGATGTACGTTCCTACACCCGAACGCAGATATTGTTTTGAACCACGGTAACCAACCTGAAATGCGCTATTTTGTTCAGAGCCACCAACCGGAGTGATCAGATCATCAGCCGCGACATCGGTGAAACTTGAGCCATCGTCTGATTCTTCCAGCGTGATTGCTGACGCACCAATAGCGATCACAGATTGATAGTTGCGAATATCAACAGCAACAGAGCCATCGTTTACCTGTACGTTATTTGCTAAATCTTTAACTGGCATGGTAATCCCCTCGAATTATTTAAGCCAAACAGAGCCGGGGCGAACCCCGGCACTATAATTATGCGCTGAACTGCAACAGTTTCAGCGCTTCAAAGTTGACCACATCGCCACCAACGCGCTTAGTCGTGTAATACATGACATAAGGCTTTTTAGTGTACGGGTCGCGCAATACGCGAATGCCAGCGCGATCAACGACTTGGTAAGCACTACGCATATCACCAAAGGCGATAGACAGTGAGCCATCCGCAGGCACAGGCATGTCGTCAAACTCACCAATGCCATAGCCCATTAAACGGCTAGGCTGTGAGCCAGCAATACCCGGTTGCCATAAGTACTGACCATCGGCAGACTTCAACTTGCGAACATCCGCCATAGTCTGACGCGCCATGAAGAAGTTACCGCGAGCGCGATACGCTTGTTTCAGCTTGTACACAAAGTTGATTAACGCATCAGCACCAGTGCCATCGGTAGCAAAGCCGCCACTTACACCAGTTTTAACGCGCTCAATCTGCCCGGTTAGCTTAGTGCCATCAGGATAGGTCAGGAAACCGCGAGGTTTGCCAGAACCATCGCCATTAACGAACGCCGCGTTTTCTTTACGGCTGAAAGAATCAGCAACCTTGTTAGATAGCCATGCTTCGATGTTGATCGAACTATCATCGAGCATCTTTTGCGTTGCCGCTGGCTGAGCATATAGCTCATGCACCGGGATAGACCACTTGCCGAGTTGCGGCGTGTCAGTTTCTTCGCGTGTTTCGGTTTCATTAACCCAACCGCTCATCGCTTCATCGTTATCAAGCAAGCCCTCTAACGAATCAGTACCGATGGTTTGAACTGACGCAAAGCTACGCATGGGCGAAGTTTCAAAAACCTTTTGAACAATGCGACCGCTAGTATCAGGGTCAACCAAGTAACCGCCATCCGGGTCAGTACCAACAGATAACGCTTTTTGATGATCCGCGCTAATAGTATCGCCCTTACGCATCCACTGGTTGAACGACTTGCGATAATCCTGATACTCATCAACGCTCAACGCTTCGACCGGAATGCCCCGGCGCTTACAAGCGATTTGCATGAACTCATCAGCTTGTTTCTGCAAATCTGCACCAGTGCCATCGCCTTGTGACTGGCGGCGAGCAAGTGCCTTTTCTACATCAGCAAGTTTTTCGGCGTGTTTCTCAAGTTCGCCAATGCGACCAGACATTTTGGTAACCTGAGTTTCCAATTCGCCCTTTGCTTTACCAAACTGCTCAACTTCTTTTAATCGCTGGTCGTTCTTTTCACGAAAGTCGTCAAAAGTTTGGTTTAATTCATTAATTGTCGATTCTAGCGAATCCGGTAAGTTGTTATCGCGTGGCATGATTGCCCCCTTTGATAGTTTTGATTAAGTTACTAAGTACATCTTGTACCTCAGCATCACCAGATTCGCTCTGACCGAATGCTGTTTTGTACCCACCACTGGCAATCGCCGTGGCTTCTTTTCGGCTATATCCTGCATCACGCAGAACACGTTCGATATGTTTTGCCGACTGGATCTTAGCTTGTGGGTTAGCGCCCCACGTAACTAAGCTGATCTCCCAAAGGTCGGCTAATTGGATTTTAGAGCCCCACCGCGAATCGCGGTTAGGTTCTTCTTGCAATACGTTGAATCCGACACTCATGGCATCGAGTTCGCCAGCTTTCATCAATGCCCTTGCTTCGCGCCCCTTTTCCACTTCTTCAAGGGTACGACCCCGGACATAAAGCCCCTTATCATCTTCGCGCATTTCAAGCCATGAACCGACAAGAGCAGACGGATTGTGTTGCCAAAGCATTTTAGGGCGCTTGCCCTCATTCATTTTCGTTACAGCTTCGGCAAAGGCACCCGGCATGATTATATCACCGTCCGAATCTTCGATGTTATAAACGCTTGCGTAGCCCTCAAACTCGCCAGTTTCTTCGTCAAGCTCTTTAAGCTCTACTGGCGCGGTGTAAAATTTCTGTTTCATATCAACCCCTGAACACTGTTTTTAGTAGCATAGCGCAAAAAATAACTGATTGCTAAACCGTATTATAGGCTATTCCGCAACGACAATTTATAACATCGGCTGGCTCACCATCACCGCCGGGATGAAGCAACTGCGAATCACCAACATAAAAGTAGTCGTTCATTTCTACCTGCTCACCATCGACCGCATTGTGTTCTTCCCTAGTAGCGCCATCATTTGATGCGATCCATTCCTTGACCATATCGAACCCGGTAGCCATAGCGCCCTCGTATGATCCATACATGGCGGCGTTATGAACTTCTGTTCTAGCAATTGTCTGTGATCGGGAGCCACCTATTACAGCAGAGTTATCCCGAATGCTCTCGGCTATATCTTCTAAACCATCGCCATTTGCGACACCCCGGCGCACAAATTCACGAACCTGCTTTACAGTCGTGTCGCTAATTTGCTTTACCTTTACCCCACTGCGATCTGCAATCCATCCTAGCAATGCACTCATCCACGGTTGAACCGGGTCCTCAGCTTTTACCAAAAGGTTAAAGCGACCATGTTTTGCATTGCTTGCGTTATAAACACGACTCCCCATCATGTTCCCGGATTCACGCCAAAGCGAGTCAAGCATACGAGCTAGATTTTGTTCATGTTGTGCTCGTATATCATCACCATCACCACCGCGAGAAACGTCAACAGCCGCTTGACGCATAGCACTTACTATTTCGCGCTGAAACCCTGCCCGATATTTACCGACCATGCGCCCGATCATGATCTTTTGAATATGTAGCTCTTTTGCTCTGTCGAACCCGGTAATGCCGCCCATGTTATTCTTCCGTTACTTCGCCCTCACCGGGCAAGCCATCATCAGCGAAAGAAATAGGCACTTGCCCGGAGCCAACAAACACGGTATCGCCGCCCTCCACAGGTGGGTAACCTTTTATTTTTCGGCGTTCATTGATAGTTAGGTCATTCGATTTGTTAGCCATATCCCAAAGCGTTAAACGCTTCTCGTAAATAGCCGGAATCCGATCTAAATCAAGAGCCAGTGTTTGCCCCCCAAAATAAGGAGCTAACCAACGGTTCATGGAATCAATGATGTATTCAGCAAGCGGTATTACTGTTTCCTCATAATGAGCTAGCCGGGCTTCTTTATAATTTGAATAGGTCGCATCGCCGGGGATATTGAGCAACAGCGGTGGAACACCAAGCGCCAGCGCAATATCACGCGCCGAACTGTACTTGGTCTCAATCATCATCATATTGTCAGGCGATACGCCCATCTGCTCCCAAGTTACGCCATTTTCTAACAACAATGTTTTACCGCTGTTCCGGGAGCCAGACTTCTCCTGCATTTGCTCTTTTAGGCGTTTATATGCCGGGTCGCTCAATTCTTCATTGGTCTTTAATGCCCCGGACGGAACCATGCCATTTGCCAACATGGACTGCATGGCTTGCATCGTTTCGTTGTGCTGATCCACGGCGAATGCACCAGCGGATAAAGGCGATAAGCCATACCAATCGTTTGTCGGGTTAAATTGTTTCATGTGGAGTATGTCAGAGTACCCCCGGATCTCATCCACCGGGAAAAATACTGGTTCCTCGTTTGCAACTGCGAACTGATAAGTTTTAGGGATTCCGGTGGAGCCCGGATTAATGCTCATGCGGTCAGGACGCAAGCAATAAAGCTCACCGACACGGCTATCACTCAGCATGGTTTTTTCAAGGTATGAATTACCAGCCAGCATATAGAACCCGGCAATTTGTTCCATTAGATCAGAGCCTGTCTGCATCAAGTTAGGTTTCTGAATTAACTTTGCTAGATCTGATTTGTCATCGCGCTTGCCACGAACCGACTTCGCATATATAGGGATGCTAGCCACGGCTTTAGCTGTTTTATCAATGCCCCGATAAACAACTACGTTTTTTTCAAAGCCCTCATCAGCATAGCTTTTGAATTTTCGCCCCATATTCCAAACCGGGCGGTTATTTGCAAAGCCACCCGATTCGGTTGTTTTTGAAGCCTTGCGGAACAGCTTGCCAATTCCAAACATTTTAGATCCCCTGCTCAAAGTGAACGCACTCTCGGCTCCGTTTTCTGCCGTATCATCTTAAATAGTGCATATCGTATCGCATCAATATAGTGATTGTACTTATCTACTATATCCGTTGTAACTTCTTTCGTCAGCCTATCGACTTTGTATGAGTATAATTCAAATTCATTTTTTGTCGCTTTGCAACGTGGGTGAATTACAACACGCTTAAACGATTTTATGAACTCAATGCCCTCAACGACTGAATTAGGCCATTTTTCAACAGCCCGGATCTTAGGCATTCCGTTCTTTTTGAGGTAGCTAATTGACTCCGGGCGAGCAGAGTCAGCACTAATTGGCTGTTCGTTAAATCCGGGGATCATTCTCCTAAAGTATTCCGCTGTATCGTCAATATCTAACTGCACCTTGCCAGCGTCATACTCTATATAAAGCACGTTATCGTGAACCCAACACTTAACGCCAGCGGTAGGATCTTGTGAAAAACCAAAATCCAATCCGCAATAAGGTCCATTCCAATCTGCCCCCGGTGTAAATTCCTCAACATCATAGCGCCCGGCGAATATCTGCGCGTCAGTGTGTTGGTAATAAGCACCAAGCCATATATGAGCGTAAAGTTCGCAAGGTAAAACTTCTTTATCATCAAGCCGGGTTTCTTCCAATACATAAGGAAACCACGGATTATCGTAGTATTGAAGTTCGACAATGCGCGACCGGGGCGGTGTATGTTGCCTGAACCTTTTATCAGTAGCGGAGCCAAGTTTTTTAGGGTTCCAGATCACCCAAATTTCAGAGCCCGGATGCCGGATCGATGGTATCAAATCAACCCAACTATCCTCGCCAACGTCCTCTGCTTCCTCAACTATGCACAAATTTACTTGAGCAATTGACTTAATGTTGCTCATGTTATGGCGCAAGCCACGGAAAAAGAACTTAGTACCGTTATACCCCTCGATCTTGTCTTTTTTAATGTCGTAAAGGGGAGCTAGCCACGGCGTAGACTCGATGGCGTTCTTTAGCTCGGCATAAAACGATTCGGCAATGCTGGCTTGAATATCACGCGCACACAGAATGCGTAAAGGCTCGTTTGATCCGAACAGAGCCGCCATCTTAGCGAAGTTGTACGACTTACCAGACCCTCGACCACCGTAAGCCCCACGGTAACGTAATGACCGTAGCGGTTCCTCGAAAACATGAACAAGCGGATCGGGGATCTCTACTTCCTCGATTTCTACCGCTTCGTCATCATCCTCAAAGTCAGCATCAGTGACAAGTTCTGCCATCTATTCTGCTCCGGGCGTTTTGCCATCTTCCTCATTATCGCCATTCTTACGGTCTGTTTTACTTCCTGCCTTGCGTCCGACCACGTTAATTTGTTTAGGCGCTCCAATGGGTTGATTGCCGCTAGTAACGTCAAGGTTTTCACGCCATCCGGCTTGCGTTTTCAGATAGAAAAATGCGGCGGTCAGATTCCCCTTGCGGATTTCAGTCAGAACAGTTTCAGCCGCCTTGCCTATCGCTCTCGCTTTCCCCTTTTTATATTGGGTAAAAAGGGTCGGGTCGTCCTTTAGCATCCTTGCAAATGTTTTCCGGGCAATACCGAGAAAGTCTGCAATCTGCTCTTGGTTTAGATACGCGGCAAGGGCTTCCACTTGGTCGCGTTCTTTAAGCGTTAGTTCTTTCTTTTTAGCCATCGTCTACACCTTTTTTTTGTGACATTCATCAATCACCATAGGCACTGCATTTTTCCATTTGATTTTGTGGTGCAATCGTCTATCGAACACACCCATTTCGCCAACGGTCACACAGCTTGGTGCATACATTACAGAGTAGAACGATTTTACATAAGTGCCGAGGTCTAGGTAAATATCGGTTAAGCCGCCAGCGTTCGACTGCGTGGGCTTTTGCTGGATTCTTAATGGGGCAAGCGTTATAAAGAGGTATCCGCGCAATCCCATTTCAACGTAGGTATTAACGTCCTCATTGATTCGCCCGACAAATTTAAAAGGTCGATTAACGGAGCAAAAAAAGCTATTCATCGCCTTGCGCGATAATTCGTTTCGCAAATAACAGGTGGCAACCTTTGAGCCCTCACCGCCAATGAAGTCGCCACCTTGAGCCATCGCCAAACTGGTCGCCCCGGACGCAATAAAAAAGTCTAGGCAGTACCTAAAAGTTTCGTTTAGGTTTTTGATGCGCCCCTGCTTAGTGATGTACTGCATTTCGTGGTCAAACGCGAACCGAAAATCAGTATAATCATCGTCTAACACCAGAAAGTAAGTAACGCCAACCTGTTTCGCCACTTCAAAAGCGTAATTTCGAGCGTAAACGACAGCCGCATGTTTATTCTGGTTATCTCCGGCATCGGTCATTTCGATAGCATCTTTTTTCGGGAACACGACAACCGAATCGCCATACCGTTCTTTGTAATCCGGGATCTGGCTATCCGTGTCATCGACCACGATGTATATTTTACCATCATAGCCCTGCTTTCGTAACGTATTATGGGTAAAAACCCTATCTGCTCTGCCATGCGTCAAAATGAACACTGCAAAATCATTCATCGGAGTTTTTGCGCTCATTTAAGTATTGCTCCGCTATTTCTTCATTAACTTTTACGTAACCATTGGCGATAGCCTTGCCAAAGTCAACGATGATCAATGCGCTGTTTTCCATTAGGTTTTGCATTTCAGGGCTGGCGTGGGCGTAATAATCAGCAACCTTTTGAAAATCGAACGCCGTATGCCGCCCTGCCGCACGTTTTAAGAATGCCTTTTCAGCCGGGGTCACTTTTGACTCGTCAATCTCAGCTATTAACTCGGCTGTTTTTGCGTCAGAATAAAGATCATCAAGGTTAGGCTGAACACCTGCCGGGTCGTAAGTTGGAGCTTCGACTTTTCGAGTATATTGGCTATCGTCATCATCACCAAATAGATTTTCAAGCTCTTTGTCCTCGAAACCAGTGACCGACAAATCAAAGCCAGCATCTTTCAAATCAGCAAGCTCAATTTTAAGTAAATCTTCATCCCACCCGGCTTTTTCAGCCAGTTTGTTATCAGCAATTACATAAGCTCGCTTTTGCGCTTCCGTAAGGTGTTCCAACTTTACGCATGGCACCTCATCAACCCCTAGCTTTTGCAAAGCCATAAGCCGACAGTGCCCGGCAATTATTCCGCCCTCGCCATCTATCAGGATCGGGTTAGTAAAGCCAAACTCTTTAATGCTAGCCGCTATTTCAGCAACTTGCTTATCGCTATGCGTCCGGCTGTTCCGAGCATACGGCACTAAATCATCGACAGCCCGGATCTCATATTCCGGGAACTCAGTTTTTTTATCAATCATAATTGACACCATTTAAAGCCGCCAAATCACTGACATTTTTCGTGCGGCGGCACAATTCCTCGTTAAACATACCAATATGGCACTTGCCGGACTCGATACCCAACTTGTTAGCCAGCCATGAATAGGCTCGCTTCCTGTTTTTAAACAACTTTAAATCTCGCCAAAGCGGATCGAACGCCCCATGAGCTAATTGCTTTGCCTTTCTTAAATCAGCATCAGCCAGCCGACCTAATGGCTTATCTGTTCCGGGATGGCAACCGACTCGGGCATCACAATCATCGCAGACGTAAAAAACCTTATAATGTAGATCAGCGCGATGTGGGTACACATGGTCGCCGCTTACTTTTTGGGATTTCTTGTTGCAGTAGGGGCAAATGGGGGCTTGTTTATCCATAAAATAAAACCTCAATTAAGTTAAATTCTAAACTATCGTAATGACTCCAATAAGTCAAAAAA